AAACAGATCAGCACCATCAAGAAACACCTCACGGTCAAGGGCGGCAGGATCTTCACCACCTCGCTGGATGTGGCCAACTTCTTCGACAAAAAACACAAAAACGTTCTTCAGTCCATCGCAAATCTGGAGTGTTCAGCCGAGTTCGCTGAGCTGAATTTTCAGCCCAGTGAATACAAGGACCCCACCGGCAGGATGCTGCCCATGGTTGAGATGACCAGGGACGGCTTCACCATGCTGGCCTTCGGCTTCACCGGAGCGCCTGCGGTCCGCTGGCGGGAGGCGTATATCGCGGCCTTCAACCAGATGGAAGCGGCGGTCATGACAGGGAACCGCGCGGACCTGCACCAGGCCATGCTCGACACGCCGGTGATCCAGAACCTGATCAGCGTTATGTCCGACCTCATGGTCAAGGTCGGCAAGCTGGTCGCCCAGGGCGATCTGATGCCAACCGTCGGTCAGGAAAAACCGATGTACACCTTTTCCACCGACCATATCCGCCGATTCATCGACCAGCGCTGCGCCGTCGATTGCAACGCTCTGTTCGAGAAATACGTGCTCTATCGCCAGTACGAGGCATGGTGCGGCGGAAACGGCGAAGTCCCCTATGACTACAACAACTTCTTCAAGGCCCTGTACCAGACCGGGATACCCGTCCGCAAGACGGAGCGCACGGACCGCAGTCGTGGCACTATCCTGAGAATGGTGCGCGGAATAAGGGTGCTATGATGAGCGCCCAGGCGCAGCAGGCCAAGGGCCTGCATATCCCGCCGATGTACGGTGACATGGCCGGCGCTGACAATGAGGTCGGCACGGCTCGGCACGTGCTGTATTTCCTCTCCGAGACCTTTGCCGACGCGAAAAACGAGCACCCCCTGACCGAGGAGGCGGCCTTCGGCCTGGTCCTGATCCTGGACGGGGTGATCGAGATCCTCAGCCAGGCGGAGCGGAAGCTGTAACCTCCACCCCCACCCCAACCCTCCCCCGTCAAGGGGGAGGGGTTCTTCTTGCCTTACGCCTCAGTGCCTCAGTGCCTTTCCCTTACCCATACATATATATCCCGACCCATCCGGCTAAACACCTCCCCGCAAATCTCCTATAAACCTCAGTAAGAGCAACGGCAGCGGGCGCTCTTCTTCATCCTTCCCCTGGCGGGTGACCGCCAGGGGTAAACGTGTATGGAGGCCGAGGTGACCAAAGAGTACGACAAATACTTTCAGCAGTTCGCATTCATGTACTTCGACGGCCTGGTCTCCTGGCCCTGGCTCAAGGCCCAGGGCATAGCCGAGAGCGGCCTGCGCCATGACGCGGTATCGCCGGTCGGGGCGCGGGGGATCATGCAGATCATGCCCGGCACGGCCAAGGATATCGCCAAGCACTTCCAGGTCGTGCCGAACCTGGACGATCCCAAGACCAACATCATGTTCGGCTGCCACTACCTGCGGCAGATGTGGGGCATCTTTAAAAAAGAGGAGGGGCTGGAGCGGTTGCGCTTCGCCTTCGGGGCCTACAACGCCGGGCCGGGGAATATCATCAAGGCCCAGGAGTTGACCGACCGGCCGACAGTCTGGGAAGCGGTGCGGGCCATGCTGCCGGAGGTGACGGGCGGGTCCAATGCCAAGCAGACAACGGACTACGTCAGGCGGATCGAGGCGATCCGGCTGGGAATGATCGAGGCGTGAAGAAGGACGCGATGCGGTTCGCAAGCTCACCACATCCTACGCATGCAGGGGGAAGAGTGGCCTGGCTGGAGCGGCTGCACGAGATATGGAAATGGAAACGGGCGGCCCTCACCCGGCCTGCGGCCGACCTCTCCCAGCGGGAGAGGGTAACTTTTGCCTGAGTGCCTCCGTGCCTGAGTGCCTTATGCCTGATTTTATAGACGACATAACAGCGAACGAGCCGCGTGAGATGGCCGCGCTCATTGAGATCGCCCGGGGCGACGCGGGCAAGGAAGGGCTCGGCGCTCCCATCTGCGCCTGGTGCGAAAAGGAGATCCCCATGGAGCGACGGGTGGCCATGCCAGGATGCACCCTGTGCGCTCCGTGCAAATCACAGAAGGAGCGATTGAAATCACGATGACCCCGGAACAGCTTGCAACCATTACGGCCCTGGCCGGCATAGTTGAATCAATCGGCACCTGGCCGGTGCTGTCCATCGTGGTCCTAGTTGTGCTGGGGCCGTGGGTGGTCAACGCCTACACCTCATTCCAGCACCAGCGGCGCTTTGAATCGGTGGTCAAGATGTACGAGGACAACGTGCTCCTGGTCCAGGAGACGCAGAAGCTGGGCACTGACTACCGGGAGCAGCTGGTCTACACCACCCAGGTCGTGTCGGATGCGACGAACATGGCGAGGCACAATCAGTATTGCCCGCTGGTGCGCAAAAAAACCAACCCGAAGGACATCGACGAATGAGCGAGAGAGATCAGATGCTGGGCCGGCTGTCGGTCCTGGAGCAGGAGCGGCTGCAGCTGCGCATGAGCATCGAGGGGCTGTGCCGGGTGATCCGCGAGGAGATCAACCCGGCATTAAGCGACCCTGAAAGTATGGACATCGCCATGGCGGCGCAGCAGATGCGCAACCTGGAGACGGCCGCGGTCAAGCTGCAGGGCGTGAACAGCCAGATCAACCGGCTGCGGCGGGAGTTGGGCCTTGGGAGCTAAAGGCGATCGCGCGGCCAAGGAAGGGCTGTCAAAGGATCTCTACGCCCAGGGCAACACCCTGACCGAGATCTCCGAGCGGCTGGACGTGTCAGTCACCAGCCTGTCCAAGTGGAAGTCCGAGAGCAAGCGGCCCTCATCCGACCTGGATGAATGGGACCTGGCCCGCCAGGGGCACCGGGCCTTTGTTGATGAGCTGCGGGCGATGTTCAAGGAGCAGCTCACCTATGTCAAGGGGCTGCGGCCGTCTGAGCGCGACAGCGCCGTCATGGACACGCTGTCCAAGACCGCGGCCATTGTCCGCAAGTGGGACGATATCGAGCGGGCCGAGGCGGCCAAGACCCAGGAAGTGGCGCCGGAGATCGATCGCCCGGCCCTGTTCCTCGGCAACCTGGAGTGGCTGGCTATCAAGCTGCGGGACATGGATCCGGAGGGGTTGAAGGTTCTGGCGCGCAACTTTGACGCGCTGATCATCCAGTTCAAGGGCGAGTACGCGAGGCAGCAGTGAGGAAACGGCCGCAACTGACAGAGCACAGGTTTGACCTGTGGGTTGACCAGCTCAAGGGCTGGATCACCGAGTCGGTCTCGCCCTTCGAGGATGACACCCCGGCGAAGAAGGCCGCGCGCATCGAGCGCGGCCGCAACGATCTGCTCTATTTCTGCAAGACCTACCTGCCCCACTATTTCCCGGTGGCGTTCGCCGAGTGCCACCAGGAGTGGGAGGGGCTGTCCGAGCTGCGCGACGAGGTGGTGTTGGTGGCGGCACCCCGCGAGCATGCGAAGTCCACATTCTGGAGCTTCGCGATCCCGGTGCGCAACATCTGCTACGGGCTGCGGCAGTTCCAGCTCCTGGTCTCGGACACCAATGACCAGGCCACCGGCTTCACCCTGCCGATCCGGCTGGAGCTGGAAGACAATCCCCGGCTGCGCCACGATTTCGGCGAGCTGCGCGGCCAGGTCTGGCAGTCCGGCGATTTCACCACGAACAACGGGATCCGGACCCTGGCCAGGGGCAAGGGGGAAAAGGTGCGCGGCCTGAAGAACCGCCAGCACCGGCCGGACTATGCCACGGTGGATGATTTCGAGAACGATGAGAACGTCGAGAATCCGAAGCTGGTGGAGAAGGGACTGCGCTGGCTGCGCCGCGCGGTGATCGGCTCCATGGGCACCGGCTACACCTTTGTCATGGTGGGCAACCTGTTTCATCCGAAATCGGTGCTCTCCCAGCTGATCGCGGAAAAGGACGAGACCGGCGAGAAGCTCTATGTCTCCAGGGTCTATCGGGCCTGGCTCGACTACGGCAAGGAGGATCAGCGACCCCTGTGGCCCGCGCTCTGGCCGGCTGAACGGCTGGAGAAGAAGAAGCGGACCATGGGCACGCGGGACTTCAATGCCGAGATGATGAACCTCACCGGCGCCGATGACTCGCCCTTCCAGGAGCCCTGGTTCAAGTTCTACGAGCGGCCGCACATCGAGGTACTCATGCCGCAGTTGCTGGTGGCCACCTTTGTCGATCCCAGCGCAAAGAACGGCGAGGCCAACGACTACAAGGCGATCATCACCGTGGGCCTGCAGCGCGACAAGATGCTGTTTCGCTGCCTGCATGCCTGGATCCGGAGGGCGAGCCCGGGCGAGATGTTCGCCGCCGCCTACCAGCAGGTGGACGCCTACGGCGGGACCATCGGCATCGAGGAGAACATGCTCAAGGACTTCCTGCACGAGGCCATCTACAACTACGCCAAGGAAGTAGGCCGCTACCTGCCCTGGCAGGCTGTGCAGCACAACACCAACAAGGAGGCCCGGACCATCGGGACGCTCTCCTACCTGGTCGAGTACGGCAAGCTGCTCTTCGAGAAGGGCCACAGCGACCAGGACCTGCTGGTGGAACAGTTGATCTACATCCTGAACCGCAACATCAACGACGACGGTCCGGATGCCCTGGAGGGCGCGGTGAGCATGTTGCAGGCCCAGGGCGGCGGCGTGTTTGAATACCAGTCCACCGGCCGCGGCCGGATCGGCACCAAATTCGACGGGTACATGCAATGAGCGACGAGCAGACAAAGACAGCCGGCGCGCCGGTCACCGACGAAGTAGCGGTCGCCGTCAAGGACATCGATATCTTTGCCGGCTACCTGGGCCGCCTGGAGAATCCGGACCCGACCGTGCTCAGCGAGGGGCGGGGCAAGGGGCTGAAGCTCTATGACGAGGTGGCGCGGGACGCACGGGCCGGGGCGGTGCTGCAGACGCGGTATCTCTCCATCGCCGGCCTGGAGTGGAAGGTGATCCCGGCCGACGACTCGGCCCGGGCGCAGGAGATCGCCGATTTTGTCCTGGACGCCCTGGACCGGACCAACATGACTCAGGCGATCCAGGAACTGATGCAGGCGGTGCTGTACGGCCATTTCGAGACCGAGGTGCTGTGGATCGCACGGGATGGACGGTGGGTACCGGGCAAATTGATCGGCAAGCACCCGCGCCGTTTCGTCTTCACCGTGGACCGGGAGCTGCGGCTGCTCACCCGCGCGGCGATGATCACCGGCGAACCGGTACCGGAACGCAAGTTCATCCGTTTTACTTTCGGCAGCAGCGACAATCCCTACGGCCAGGGGCTGGGCCAGTCGCTGTGGTGGCCGACCTGGTTCAAAAAGAATGGCATCAAGTTCTGGCTGACCTTCCTCGATCGCTTCGGCTCGCCGACCCCCAAGGGCACCTACCCGGCCGGAGCGACCCAGGAGCAGAAGGATACGTTGCTGGAGGCCATCGAGGCCATCCACCAGGAGACCGGGATCATCATCCCGGAGGGCATGGCCATCGATCTGCTGGAGGCGGCGCGCTCAGGCAATGTCTCCTACGAGGCCATGTGCGAGTACATGGACCGGCAGATCGCCGTGCGTGTCCTGGGTCAGTCCGCCTCCACCGAGGGGACGCCTGGCAAGCTCGGCAACGATGAGGCCCAGGACGAGGTGCGCGGAGATATCCGCAAGGCGGATGCCGATCTGCTGGCCGAGTGCCTCAACGAGTCGCTGATCCGCTGGATCGTGGATTTCAACTTCGCGGACCGGCTCTATCCCTGGTTCGACCTGGTCACGGAGGAGGGCGATGATCTGCAGGCGCGGGCCGAGGTGGACCGGATCGTGGTCAAGGAGTTGGGGCTGCCGGTGGCCGAGGATTATTTCTACGAGACCTACGGCTACCCGAGGCCCGACGCTGGGGCGAAGCTGCTCCAGGTGCCGCAGGGCGGACCAGCGCCGATGTTTGCCGAGGCTGTTCCCCTCTCCCCTGGGGCGAGGGGAGAAGCGAAATTCACACCGGAGCAGCAGGCCCTGGAGGGGTTGGCCGATACGGCCTTTGCCGGGGTGGACCTTGCCGGAAACGAGGCATTGATCCTCAAGGCGGTGCGGGATGCCTCGACCTTCGAGGAGGCGCAGCTCAATCTGCTGGCCCTGTTCCCGGCGCTGGACATGACCGGGCTGCAGGACATGACCGAGCGGGCGCTCTACGCCGCTGAACTCTACGGCCGGGCCACGGCCCGGGTACGCGATGACGATTGATTTTGGCAGGATAAAGCTGGAGCCGCTGCCCATGTGGGAGGCCCAACAGTTCTGGAAGGATAAGGTCCAGATGCGGCCCAAGGATTTCAAGGCCCTGGCCGACGAGGCCAAGGTCAAGGCGTTCGCGGTTTCCGGCATCGCCAAGGGCGACCAGCTGAACACGGTGTTCACCGCCCTGCAGCGGGCCATCGACCAGGGCACATCCTTCGACCAGTTCAAAAAGGAGTGCGGCGACATCTTCGAGCGCCGGGGCTGGACCGGCAGGCGGGCCTGGCGGGTGGACAACATCTTCCGCACCAACATCCAGACCGCCTACAACGTCGGCCGGTACCGGCAGCTGAATGAGGATGTGGATGTCGTGCCCTACTGGATGTACAGCGCGGTCAACGACTCGCGCACCCGGCCCGAGCACCTGGCCATGAACGGCAGGGTCTGGCCGGCGAATCATCCGACATGGGACACCTGGTACCCGCCCAACGGCTACCGCTGCCGCTGCTCGGTGATCGCCCTGACCGAGACGCAGGTGGGCAAGCGCGGCCTGAAGATCGAGGACAAGGACCCGACCGGCAGGCTGATCGAGCCGGTCAGTCCGGTCAGCGGCGAACGAATGCCGGCCAAGCAGCTCCTGCCGGATCCCGGTTTCGAGCGCAACCCGGGCAAGGATTACTGGGGCGACCTGGGCACGGCCATGCAGGAGCGGCTGGCCACCTACCCGGCCCAGCTGGCAACGGCTGTGCTCAAGGAGCTGAGCCGGCAGCAGGAGCTGAAAGAGCTGCTGAAAAAAAAGCGACGCGACCAGGGCAAAAATGAGCAGTGATGAGAAAAGGCCAAAAACGGCCCTAATTTGCAAAAACCGTGGCGGGCGTCCCAACACCCGCACGAAGGGGCGGCCTCTCGATACAGAGGAATTTAAAAGTAGTTTAAACGGGGTTCGTTGATGCCGGGCATCACGCTGAAAATCAACCGCAAGGATCTCAACAAGGTCCTGGAAGGGATCGCCGATCGCATGACCGACTCCACGGCGGCCATGCGCAAGGTCGGCGCCATTGTCCGCGAGTCGATCCGGACGAACTTTGCCAGGTCCGGCCGGCCGGACAAATGGGCGAAGCTGCAGCACCGCAAAGGGCAGGCGCTGCGCGACACCAACCGGCTGATGAACTCCATCACCAGCGTGCCGGCAAAGAACAGCGTCCGGGTCGGAACCAATGTCGTCTATGCCGGGGTGCACAACTACGGCGCCAAGAAAGGAGAGTTCGGGACATTCACCATGCAGGTCGGCCCGCACTACCGCACAAGCAAAGGTGGCAAAAGGTTCGGGGTCCGGGGCCACGCCCGCAAGGTGAAACTGCCCTGGGGCGATATTCCGGCCCGGCCGTTCATTCTGGTGCAGAAGGAAGACGGCCCGGAGATCAGCGCGATCCTGGCCAAACACATCATCAAGGGAGAATAACAATGGCTGAATTCAAGGGCTTTGGCGACTGGATAGAGATTTTCAAGGGCGGCAAGCAGCGCGATTCCACCGGCGCCGAACATGACGGTGACGCCCTGATCGACAAGGCGGTGGCCACCTTCAACGCGGCCGAGCACGAGCCGCCGGTGGTGGTCGGCCATCCCAAGGACAACGCCCCGGCCTTCGGCTGGATCCGCGAGCTGAAGAGCGACGTGGTGGACGGAACCAAACGGCTGTTCGCCCTGGCCGGGGATGTAGTCCCCGAGTTTGAGGAACTGGTCAAGGCCGGCAGATATAAGAAGCGCAGCGCCGCCTTCTACCCGGACGGCCGGCTGCGGCACGTCGGCTTTCTCGGAGCCATGCCGCCGGCAGTCAAGGGGCTGGCGGACCTGAAGTTCGAGGAGGGGGAGGAATACATCGAGTTTTCCGAGGCGTGGTCCATCGGGCTCATCGGCCAGATATTCACCAGGCTGCGGGAATGGCTCATCGAGAGGGACGGGGTCGAGGTCGCTGACCGGGTCATTCCGACCTGGGACGCCGACGCCCTGAAGCAGGAAGCAAACCGCCCGGAGGAAATGGCCTCGGCGGTCTATCACGATAAACCGGAAAAGACGGAGGTCATCATGCCGGACGAAAAACAATTCTCCGAGGCGGATGTCAGGGCCGCGGCAGACGCCGCAGCGGCCAAGGCGAAAGAGGAAGGGAAAAAAGAGGCGCAGCGCGAATTCGCGGAGGCCGAGCGCAAGCGCGGCATCACGGAATTCATCGCCCGCAACTGGCCAAAAGAGGGCAAAGGCAAGCTGCCTCCTGCCCTGCTCGATGCCGGGGTAAAGCAGTTCATGGAGCAGCTCGACGGCGGCGCGGAGCTGGAGTTCAGCGAGGGCAAGAAGGCGTCGCCGCTGGCCTGGTTCATGAATTTCCTGGAGGGGTTGCCCGCATCTGGCCTGTTCCAGGAGATCGCGACCAGGGACAAAGAGGGGCCGAACAAGGACGATGCCGATGCCATTGCCAAGGCTGCGCGAGAATTCGTAGAGAGCGAGGCCAAGGCCGGACGGACAGTGTCCGTCACCCAGGCCGTGGGCCACGTAACCGGCGCGTAACCGGAGTTTAACCGGCGATTAACCACCACTTACCCTCAACACAGGAGATAGATAATCATGCCGAAAACAATACTGATGGAAAATCTGGAAGCCGGGGCCGCGATCAGTCCGTACCGGATCGTCAAGCCCGGCGCTGCCGACAACAAAGTAATTCAGGGCGCTGCCGTGTCGGATGACCTGTTAGGAGTATCAGACTCCCTGGGAGCAGCTGCCGCAGGTGACCGGGTTGATGTGATAACCGTGGGCGTGGCCGAGGTCGAACTCGGCGGCACCGTAACTCGTGGCGGGATGATCACCAGCGACGCCAACGGCAAGGGGGTGGCCGCCGCCCCGGCTGCCGGAACTAACAACCGGGTGATCGGCATAGCCAGAGTATCAGGAGTGTCCGGCGATATCATCGACGTGCAGCTCAGCCCGGGCCAGATCCAGGGATAACCTGAGCTGATGACTGAGGCCCGCTGCCTGCGACTAACAGACGATAACTCAAGATAAGGAGTACACACATGTCTACCAATGCACCGTTTCCCATTCAACCGGAACTGACGGCCATCGCCATTGCCTACCGCAACCCCCGGCTGATTGCCGATGATGTTCTGCCCAGGGTGCCTGTCGGCACCCAGCAGTTCAAATACATGAAACACGCCATGGCCGAAGGGTTCACCGTGCCTGACACCAAGGTCGGCCGCAGGTCCAGGCCCAACGAGGTGGGCTTCTCCGCGACGGAGGTGACGGACTCGACCAAGGACTATGGCCTGGATGATCCAATCCCCCAGGCGGACATCGACAACGCCCCGCCCAACTATAACCTGCTGGGCCGGGCCACCGAGGGGATCATGGACCTGGTCGCCCTAGATCGCGAGATCCGTTCGGCAGCGCTGGTGTTTGATGCAACGCAATATGCCACCGCGAACAAAATAACGCTGTCCGGCACCAGCCAGTTCTCTGATTTCGTCAACTCCGATCCGCTGGGAGTGATCATGACCGGGCTCGACGCCTGCATCATGCGGCCGAACATCGCGGTCCTCGGCCGGGCGGTCTTCAGCAAGTTGTGCATGCACCCCAAGGTGGTCAAGGCGGTGCTCGGCAACTCCGGAGATTCCGGCATTGTGCAGCGCAAGGCCATCGCCGATCTGTTTGAACTGGAGGAGGTCCTGGTCGGCGAGGGCTGGGTCAACACCGCCCGCAAGGGTCAGGCCGCGACTATTTCCAGGGTCTGGGGCAAGCACATGGCCCTGCTCCGCCGCGACCGGAACGCTGGACCGATGAACGGCGTGACCTTCGGATTTACCGCCCAGTTCGGCAGCCAGATCGCCGGATCCATCCCGGACAAGGACATCGGCCTCCGCGGCGGACAGCGGGTACGCGCCGGCGAGTCGGTCAAAGAGGTCATCACCGCCAACGATCTGGGCTACATGATCGTCGACGCGGTGGCGTAGTCAGAAGCCAGTTGACAGAGGACAGAAGACAGACAGGGGGCGAACTCCGCCCCCTTATTTAAAGGAGATCATCATGCAGAAATATACCGTGAACAGCCCGCTCCACCATGACGGCAAACCGTATGCGATCGGGGCGCAGGTCGAACTGAAGGAAGCGCAGGCGTCCCGCCTGCTGGAGCTGGGTGTGGTTGTGCTGGCCGAGGATGGCCAGGAATCAGACATTGACAAGATGACCGTTGCCCAGTTGACGGATGCCCTGGTCGAGCTCAAGGTGGCGACCCCGGCCGGTGCGAAAAAGGCCGACCTGGTCAAGCTGTACCTGGACGCGACAGCACCTAAGGAATAGCGATGCCCTACGCAACCATTGACGACATCCGGGCGCAGATCCGCGAGCAGGAGCTGATTGGCCTGACCGACGAGGATGATACCGGAGCGGTGGTCGAGGCGGTGGTCAATACCGCGATCACCGATGCCGGGGTGGAGATCGACGGCCACCTGGGCGGCAGGTACACCCTGCCGCTCTCGCCGGTGCCGGACATCATCCGCAAGCTGTGCGTGGATATCGCCATTTTCAACCTGTATGCCCTGGGCGCCGGGCCGCCGCAGAGCCGCAAGGATCGCTACGACAACGCGGTCAAGTTCCTGCGCTCCGTGGCCAAGGGCGATATCTCCCTGGGCGTCAATGACCCGGCCGGTACCGGCCCGGCCGACACCCCAGCCACATCGAGCACGGATCGGACGTTCGACCCCGACACCCTGGCGGGATACTGATGGAAGCCCTGATCGCCGCGGCCCTGGTCAAACTCAAGACGGACATCACCTATGTCCGCGACGTGGATATCTACGTCACCGAGGACCTGGAGCTGATCCGCATGTCAGGCGGCTATCCGGCCATCGCCCTCAAGGACGGCGGCACGGTCCTGGCCACCGAGACCGCGAATCAGGGTGAGGACGTCCTGACCCTGCGGGCCGGGATCTACACGAAATTGCACAAGCCGGGCGCCGCGATCATGGGCGACTCCTCGGCCAGCGAGAAGGGCCTCCTGGTTATGGCCAAGGAGGTGCTGGCGGCCCTGGACGATACCTTTACCGGGGTGGCTGACCTGAGCGAGCAGGTGAGCATCGGCGAATCCAAGCCGCTGCCCATCGATGAGACGCGCGCCCTGCAGATGATCGACGTCACCCTGCGCTACACCAGATGGAGGTAACCCCATGAAAGTCTATTACCCCGGCCCGGATCCGGAGACATTCCACCCCCGGCTGCGGCGGCTGGTGAAAGACGAAGTGTTCGAGCTGGATGAGAAGACGGCCAGGATCTATATCGCCGGCGGCCTGCTGCGCGAAGTGGAAAAGACCGGACGCAAACCGCAAACCGTGAACCGCAAACCGCAACCCGTTGAGGAGTAACCCATGGCAAACGAAATCACCGGCCGCGAGGTCGTAGTCGCCCTCAAGAAGGCAGCAACCTGGCACACCCCTGTCGCCTGCGGCGCCGGCAACGGCATGCTGATCCGCTCCGACGGGATCAAGGTTACCGTGGCCACGGAGCCTGACGATTCCGCCGGCCAGGAGTGGATCCAGCAGGCGGACGCCGGACTGCAGGAGCTGAAGGGGCAGCTCAAGACGTACGGTCGGTACCGCGGCCTGGAAACGCAGATGGCCCTGATCATGGGCACGGCCGGAGCGCCGGCCCAACAGGGGGCCACTGCCGCCTACCTGCACACCCTGCAGCTGGCAACCAACGTCATCGGCAAGTTCGGCACCCTGGCCCAGCTCAAGCTGAGTAATAAGGTGTGGGAGTTACCTTCGCTCAAACTGCACGGGTTCAAGCTCGTCGCCAAAATGAACAAGCCGGTGGACATCGATTTTGATGGTATCGCCGACAAGCTCGACCGGGCCAGCGCCACCAACACCACGGTGACCATGGCCAACGTCACCATGCCGGACGTGGCCAACCGGATCATCATGAACAAGGACACAGTGGTCCGGGTCAACGATCAATCAGCCGCGGCCCTCGATGATACGATGAAAATCTATCCATCAGAAATCGAGATCAGTTTCAACCGGCCCATGGACTCGGAGCCGGTGGCCGGCCAGGAAGGGGTGGACGAGCCTACGGATAACGGCTTCCCGGTGGCGACGATCACTATGAAGTTTCCCAGGTACAACACCGCGAATGATGCGTTTTTCACCGACTGGGACGGTTTTATCAGCAAGAAAATGGATATCACGTTCACCGGGAAGACTATCGAATCCACCTACAAGTACCAGTGGAAGTTCAGCTTCACCCATCTCAAGGTCGACAACCCGGAGGCCCCGGTCAACGGCGCGGGCAAGATCCCGTTCAGCTTGAAATTCAACGTCTACGGCGCGGCCGCGGCCCCGACCGGGATGGCGTTCACCGAGCCATTCCAGCTGGCGATTATCTCGACGCTGACCACGGATCCGTTGGCGTAATGGAAAGGCTTAGGGAAAGGCACTGAGGCACTAAGGCGTAAGGCACTAAGGCATATTCCCCCCTCTCCCCTAGCGGGAGAGGGTTGGGTGAGGGGGAGCATGGACACACCGCAACCAGCAATACACCTCGCGGATCTGATCGACACCCGGCTGGAGCAGCCAGGGATCTGGGTGGCCTATCCGGGCAGCAAGACCTTTGAGGTTCTGGTGCGGCCCCTGGGCAACCGGCAGCAGGAGTTTGTCGAGAAGTCCCAGCGGATCGAATGGGACGTGGCGCACATGGCCAAGCGCACCGTGCTCGATGGCGAGCAGTATATGAAAATGTTCTGCGCCTGGGTGATCGAGGGGTGGCGCGGGCTGACCGGGTTGGACCTCGCCCGGCTGGTGCTGCTGGAGACGCCGAAAAAGGCGCGGCTGGTGCCGGATATCGCCTGCGACGAGGCGGCAAAGATCCTTTTAATGCGCCATTCACCGGCCTTTAACAACTGGATTAATCAGGTCACCAGGGACATCGAGCGCTTCAACTCCGAGCGCGAAGAGGACACAAAAAAAAAGTCCTCGCCGCCGTCCGCTTCTGGCTCGACTACCCGGCCGTCAACTGCCGGCAGTGCGGCGAGAATCTCAGCGCCGACTCCATCGAGCCCGAGTGCGACTCCTGCCCGGTCAGCTCCTGGGACCGGGAGACCAAGCAGATCCTTGCGGTCTATAACCTGGCCGTGCCCGGCGGCGAGCTGGAACATGCCTGGCTGGCTCAGGCCCTGGATGATCTGGATATTCCCCCGCACCGCCGGCCTTTATATCGCCGGATGGTGCTCGCCATCCACAGCGAGGTAAGGGAGCATGGCCGAAGGCAGCAACCCGCGAGTAGCGATTGAACTCTGGGTCGATGACCAGGGGACGATGCACGTCCGCGAATTCAAAGACCAGTTCAACGCCAACCTTGATGAAATAGAGAAGAAGAACCAGACCATTACCGATCGGATCAAGGCCGGCTGGAACGGGATCAAATCCGCCTGGGTTGAGGTGACCGCCGGACTGCTCGCCCTGCGCGAGGCCTGGGGCATGATGAACATGGCCGCCAAGGCCGAGCAGGAGAAGCAGGCATTCTCCTCCATGGCCGCGAGTTTCGGCTCGGATGCGACCAAGATGATTGAGTCGCTCAAACAGGTATCGCACGGAGCGGTCGCCGAGGCGGACCTGGTCCGCAACGCCGGCACGGCCATGATGATGGGCCTGCAGCCGGAGGCCATCACCGCGATGATGAAAATAGCCGCCGCCACAGCCAAGCAGACCGGCCAGGACATTACCAAGTCATTCAACGACATCACCCTGGCCTCGGCCCGTGAATCAAAAATGATCTTAGACAACCTGGGCATCCTGATCGATCTGGAAAAGGCCTACGACGATTATGCCCAGGCCAACCACACCACCGCCGAGGCCCTGACCGACGCGCAGCGCAAGCAGGCATTCATGAACGCCGCCCTAAAAGAAGGCGGGGACCTGATCCAGAAGCTCGGCAACCAGGGCAAGACCAAGGCGGATGAACTGCAGGCCCTCGCGGCCACGTTTGCAAACATCAAGGTGGCGGTTGGTGACGCCGCCCTGGTGCTATACGACAATAAGGGTTTTGTCGGCGCGCTCGCCGCTATCCATTTGCTGCTGCCGCAGGTGGCGACAGGCGCGGCCGCAGTCATCACCTCCGTGCGGTCGCTTTCCGGGGCTGCATTCACGTTGTCAACGGCGCTGGGCATGATCCAGGCCGGACTTACCGCCTTTGTCCTGGCCTACAAGGGCTCCGAATGGCTGGTGATGCATGAGCATCTCAAGGGCATCGCCGATGAAACCGACCGGCTGAACCGGGCGAACAACGAGGTGGCCAAGAAGCTGGCCGATATCTCCAAGGCCACGGGCGTGACCGTGATCTCGATGGCGGCGTTCAACCAGGCGGTCAAGGATGGACGCCTGCTCTGGGACGAATCAACAAAATCGTGGATCAAGGGCAAGGATGCCATCAAGGCGAATGCGGCGGCGGTCGGAGAGCTGACCGATGCGGAAAAGAAGATGAACGATGCGCGCCAGAAGCTGGTCGATGATGCCAAGAAGCTGGCCGACGAACAGGGGCGTGCAACTGAGGAGATGTATTCCGAAGCCGGCATTGACGCGGATCGCTACTTCGAGAGGGAAGCCAGCAAGCTGGTGGAGAAGGCGGCGAAGTGGAAGAAATACGGCGGCGACACCCTTCAGGTTGAGGAATGGCTCTATAACGAATTGGGAAAACTCTCAGAGGAAGCATGGGGCAAGGGCGAGGAGCTGGCAGGGATCTACCTGGATAACATGCAGACCCAGACACAGATCCTGACCGATTCGTTCAACGCTGCGGCCCAGACCATGGAGGAGCGGCTTGACGCGTTCCAAGGCAAGGCGCAGCAGATCGACGGCACCACCATCGGCCTGTATGCCACCTTCGACGGCAGCGCGGTTATGCAGGGGCTCGATGAGCTGATAGCTAAATTCCGAGCCTTGCAGGCGTCGGCTACTGCGCCGTCGGCTCCTTCGAGTGGCCCGCCGGAAAATCACTGGGACGAATCCACTGAGGAGTGGTTGGACAGGACCGGGGGCAACTCACGGACGGTGAACAACGCCACCATCGTCAACAATTTCAACCAGCAGATCAGCCGGGGTGATGCAGTAGCCATTGCCGAGGAACAACGGCGGCGGGAGGCGAGACGCTGATGGCAGCGCCGAAGTTTGAGCTGGGGGCCAGTGAGCTGCAATTTTCCAGGGGCATCCGCTACCCGGTTGAGAAGCCCCACGAGAAGCTGCAGGCCATGGACCGGACCGCCGGCGGCTCCATGCAGGTGGAGGAGCTGGGCATCGACATCCGCACCCGGCGGCTGATCTTCAAAAACCTGTCCCAGGCCGACTTTGACGCCCTGGTCACCTGGTATGACACCATCGCTGACGGATCGCTCAACACCTTCACCTATTACGATGAAGACGGGGTGTCGATGACCGTCAGGATGCTGACCAACCCGTTCAACTTCCCGGAGACCTATCACCAACGGTTTTCCGGCGAGCTGCTCCTTGAGGTGGTGAGCTGATGCGCACCGACCTGACCGCCGCCTTCATTGCCGCCAAGAACAGCAGCAGCCGAAAACCCAGGCAGCTCCTGGTCTTTCAGTTTCCGGTGGCCGGCAATGTCTATATCTCTGACCAGGCCATCACCCTTGGCGGCCATGTGTATCAGGCCCTGGTGGAGAACTGGGGCACCCTTGCCGACAGCTCCGGCGCTGAAAGCGATTTCACCGCCGAGACCAGGCAGGTGTCGGTCACCCTGTGGAACGGTGGCACCCGACCATTCTCCGAGTATTTCCTGCATGAGGACCCGGAAAACGTGGGGGTCCTGCAATATCAGTGGTTTGACGGCCTGACCGATAGCGACAAGCTGCTGCTGGACCGTTTTGTGGTGCAGGACCCCATCCGGTTTGATGAGGCATCACGGCTGCTGACTCTTGACCTGGTCTCCATCAACATGCGCTATGTGGGCCGGTGCGGGGCCACGGTCACCGCCGCCTTGTGGCCAAAGGCCATGCCGGAAGTGATCGGCCAGGCTATTCCCCTGATCATCGGCAGCGCCGGGGAATGCAAGACCCTGTGTGTCAAGACCGCAGCCAGGGCCACCCTGTTTGGTTCCATCGCCAAGGGGTCAACCACGATCGAATGTAATGAGGATCTTGGCGCGGCGGGGTTTACGGCCTCCGGCATCCTCCAGGTGGAGGAAGAAAAAATCCTGTACAGCAGCCGGACCTCCAGAGTGTTCACGGTCAGTGCGCGGGGATACAGTGGCACGGAAAAGACCAGCCACCCGGACAACGCCGAGGTCCACCAGCTGATCACCGATCACACCTACCTCCTGGGAGAGCTGCCCATTGCCTCCGTCACCGATGTCAAGGTGGACGGCCGGCCGGCCCCGCCGGCCTATACCATCGACCTGACCGCGACCTATGGCAAGATTATATTTTCCGAAAAGCCCTATTATGTGGGGTTTTCGCCATCCGGCCAGGAGCTGGAATATCTCAAGTTTATCACCCTGGCCGACAACACCGCCTGGCAGGCCCATTATGCCTATGACGCCAACAAAACAAGCTCCAGCGCCTTGATCAATGAGGTGTACAAGATCTTATCCATTGAGACCGTGACCATCCCGGCGCCCAAGGACCAGGGCCTGGTCACCACCGCCTATCTGGAGGTGGCCCACTGGGAGACCAACACCTACCTGAATGATTATGTGGAGGTGTGGGTGGAGGGCATCGGGGTGGTGGGCCGGCTGGCCAGGCCCGCCGCTGATGACATCTTCCACCTGGACGCCGAGGTGGACCTTGACCATCCCCATGATCACGTCACAGGTGACCACCACACCCACCCCCACAGCGATGGCAGCTACGGGGCCAGCGCCTCCGGCCACATCCACCCCCTGGACGGAGACGGCACTCCAGTAGTTGCGAGAGAATGCAACTATGCCTGGCCGGTTGTCATTGAACCGCCCTATAACGGGTCCTCATATCTCTCAGTCAACTATAGTTTTTATAACGAGGATATCCCGGCCGGAGCGGTGTACACAAGTTCTCACCTCCGCCTCCGGGTATACCTGGCATCAGTCAAGCTGGTGGTGACCAGTAGCGGAGTGACCCTGGGAACTTGGGATTATCGCGCAATTGCACCAGGGCTAATTGATATTCCCTTACAATGGATTGGCCAGAACGGCCTCAAGTTCACGGTCTACGGGTCCAACGTTACACATGCCTACGCCAAAATTAACGAAGCCACCCTCACCTGGAACTTCGATGCCGTCATGACCAATGCCGCCTCCCAGGTCTCCCCCTACCTGGCCGGGGCCGGCAGCAATGCCCAGATCTACAACACCAACAGCCCGGACGATGTCATCCCGCTCCTGACTGACAACCAGGCCATCGAAATCCTGAGCCAGACATCACCCTCCCGCACCCTGGTCGATCGGTTTGACCTGAGCGACTACATTGACCCGTCCTGGTCATGGTTTGCCGGCCGTAAGGTCCAGGTCCGCTATGTGGGCACGGTCAATGATGTCAACGTGTTCATTCCCCTGATCCGGTTTGTTATCGAGTTCCGCAAGCGGGAACGGATCTACAGCGACAACGTGACCGCCACGGTCACCGGCAGCAGCAGCAAACGGCCGGACCAGGTCCTGCAGACCCTGCTGGGCAAGGCCGGCTGGCCCTCCGCCTACATCGACACCGCCAGCTTTGCAACGGCCGGGGCCTGGTTCGGCGCCAACAGCTACAATATTGACGGGGTCATTGATGGCGGTCTGTCCGTGTCCGAGGCCCTCAAGATAGTATGCCGGCAGGCAAGGTGCAGGCTGTTCTGGTCCGGCGGCCTGGCCAAGCTGGCCGTGCGGAAAAAAGCAGGGGACTGGTCCATTGCCAAGTACCTGGGGCCGGAAAATTACCAACTGCGCTCGATCAAGGCCACCCGGCAGCCGGTCCAGGATCTGGTCAACTCCATTGAACTGCTCTACCAGGTGGACCGGACCGCCGACCAGGAGACGTTCCTGGCCTCCACCATCAAGCAGGAGGCGGCATCAATCGCGGCCCATGGCCTGCGGGAGGACCGGGAGGGTTTCAAGTTCGACCTGGTCAGAAACGCCACCATGGCCGCATCCCTGGCGGACTATTACCTGGCCGTCATGGCCTATCCGTCCACGGTCTACGAGTTCAACACCTACCTGGAGCAGGCGGAACTGGAAAAGGAGGACATCATTGCCCTCACTTCGGCCGGCTTCCACAAGATCCGCAAGATGCCCCTGCGGATCAAGGAGGTCTCCCGGCAGTTCGGCAGCGGCAAAAACAGGACTATCAACCATCTGCGGATCATTGCCGAGTGCCTGCGCTATGTGCTGCTGGAGCAGACGGCCGGGGACACGGTCCTGGTCCTGGACAGCCTGACGGCCCTGATCGGCAAGTATATCGACCTGGTGGACCATGTCCATGTGCAGGATGAGCTGGCCAGCACGGACACCACCAACCTGGCCGAGGAGGTACAGATTGCGGAGGCACTGGAGATACTGTGGGCCATTCAGGAGACTCTGGCCGAGACCGTGACCGTGGCGGAGGTGCTGGGGGTAGGGATGAACGTACTGGTAGAGGAGCAGGTGCAGATACTTGACATGCTGACGGTCTGGCGGGATTTCGGTTTTGGCTCCGGGGACTTCGGCACAATCGGGTTTGGTGGGATGAAGACATGGGGCGAGAGCAACCCTGATGAGGTGTTTGCCTTTGAGCAGGTGGGATCACACCAGGAGGTTTCTGCCCATATTGACACAATATGGGCCTGGATTTGGGCCTGGATTTCATACGAGTGGCCGCTGATCGGCGGCTATTGGGAAAAATATTGGAGCTACTACACGGAAGACAACGGAATCGTAACCGTTGCTGATAATCTAGCATTTTCCACCGGCTACGGTTCGCCGGGCACGATTTCCAGCGGCTATGCCGCGCAACCCTTTGGCAGATAGGAGGAACAAATGGAGGATAGATTGCAGATACAAGTAAGGAGAGGGATTAACGAGAGGGTGAGCATTACCGGGCGGCTGCATATCCTGCACAAGGGGCCGGACGGCGAGGTGAAATGCGATGAATGGTATAACAATCTGGTGGTTACCACGGGCAAGAACCACATCGCGGACCAGATGTCGGACAAAGGCGAGGCGGCCATGTCCCACATGGCCATCGGCACCGGCACCACGGCCCCGGTGGCCGGGGACACCGCCCTGCAGACAGAACTGGACCGCAACGCCCTGACCAGCGTGACCCAGGGTTCCGGCGCGGACGCCAACAAAGTAACCTATGTGGCGGACTGGGCGGCCGGCGACGGTACAGGTGCCATCACCGAGGCCGGCATTTTTAATAGTGCCAGCGCCGGGACCATGCTCTGCCGCACCGTGTTTGCCGTCAAGAACAAGGGCGCGGCGGACACCTTGACCATGACCTGGGTCCTGACCCTTTCCGCATAAGGTGACACCATGGCTAACAGCTATACGACCAAATTAATAAAACGGATGCCGGCACCAGGTGACTTTGACTGGGATGACGAATGGCACGACAACGAGAAAATTGATGATTTCCTGGCCGGCAGCCAACTCTCCCAGAACATGATGATTGCCGGCGGGGCGATCTCCGACGGCACCGGCCTGGCCGTGGATTACACCACCATGGTGGTGATGGTGGCCGGGGTCCGTTACGAGATCGCCGGCAGCAGTGTTGCCCTCACCGCCTCCAGCCTCAATTATGTCTATGTGAACAGCTCCGGCACGGTGGTGGCCTCCACCACCGTGCCCACCGGGGACTATGTACCCCTGGCCCTGGTGGACACCGATGCGACCACCCCGGCGCTTACCGGCGATGTCCGGCCCTGGGCGCAGGCGGTGCGGCCTGGGGAAAACATTTTCATCAACGGGGACTTTGGCATTGACCAGGCAAACGCCGGCGCGGCGGTGCCCGTGTCCACCACGGCAAAGTATTTTGTCGATATGTGCGAGTGTACAGGGGCCAACCACTCCGCCGTGGTGAATGCCCAGCAGGTTGCCGGCTTTGCGGGATTCAGCAAGGCCGGCCAGCTGACGGTCACCACCGCCGACACCCTGGCAAGCGGGGAGTATGGCCACGGGTTCCGCAAGTTCGTCGAGTTCAAGGATTGCCAGCTGATCGCCGGCCGTTACCTGGCCTTTAAATTCCCTTTCAAGGCCAAGATCACCGGCACCTATTCCGTGGCCCTGCTCAGTGGCGATTTTAGCAACTCGTATGTCACCACCTTCAGCTATGGGACAGCCGAGGCGGTGCAGACCGTGCCCATGCTGGTGCCGGTGCCCAGCGCAAAGGTGATCGAGGGCAGCAACAACCGGGGCCTGGTCCTCCTGGTGGGGGTGGCGGCCGTGGGGGCCAAGGCCACCAGCACCCTGGACCAGTGGCAGGCCGGGGAATACTACTCAGCAGCAGGGGCAACGGACTGGGAGACCACCGTGGGCAATTACATTGCCATGACCGGCCTTTATGGCGGGGTGGATCTGATCCCGGCGGAGTTTCCGCACCGCCCGGCCGGGGATGAGTTGAAGCTCTGTGAGCGCTACTATCGCAAGAGTTACGACCTGGGCACTGCACCGGGCACGGTAACCAACAATGGCTGCTATGAGTTCAAACAATCTGGACCAAGCATCTTGCTGTCTACGCAGGTGAGGTTCTCAACGATGCGGACGATACCGACAGTAACCATTTACAGCACAAGTTCTGGAGCGTCAGGGAACGTTTTTTGCGTGGAGGCGACAACTGATTACTCGGTTTCCTCCGTGAATTTTGCAGGCGATTCGGGTTTCGGCAGTTTGTCCCTGGGGACATCACTGACCGACGCAAACCGGGCAAGGTTCCATGCTGTGCTTAACGCAAGGATGTAGGAGGCGCAATGTATAGACGGATTTCAAAAGGGGTGTTGGTTATTGCCACCGGTGAGCATATCCCGGAGAACCCGAAAGAGACGAAGTGGCAGGAGTTTCTTGCATGGCAGGCGGCCGGCAACAGCCCGGACCCGGAACACACTGATCTGGAACTGCTGGAGCAGGCAAGGGAGGCAAAGCGGCTGGAGATCCAGGCGGCCTATGAGGCGGCGGAAGCGGCCCCGGTCACGGTGGGTCTCTTCACCTATCAAGGCGGGATGGAGGCGGCCGTGGAGCTGGACAGGATTATCCGCACCGGCCAGCTCCTGTCGCTGTCTGAATGTGATGTCCCGGACGTGGACGGAATTGACCGGGCACTGGCCCTTGCTGATGCCCAGGCCGTGCTCAAGGCAATCCTCACCGTGCTGCGACCCCTGACCAAGTCCCGGCGAAAGAAACTGAGGGAGATCAAGGTGGCGACCAACGTGGCCGAGGTCGAGGCCGTCACCTGGTAACAAACAACAATCAGCAATGGAGGAACCCATGAAGCGAACCATCCAATTTTTCATCCTGATGCCATTTCTATGGCTGACCGGATGCGCTGACCAGGCGCAAATGCTCACACTCCCCACCGGCGAGATCGTCTCTGCCTCGACCAGCCGTTTCGGATCTTGGGAGCGGGTGGCGATTAAGCAGGCGGACGTGAGAAAGGCTAAATACGAAGCACGGAAGGAAGAGGCATCGAGCCATATCCAGGCCGCCACCACCTGGAATTTATCAACTGAAGCGTCGCAGGCATTATTTGTCAGCCACCAGGCATTGCAGACAGTATCACAGACAAATCAGCGTCTGGTTGATGTTATCGAGGTGATTGCTGGAGGCGGTGAATCGCAGGACTATACCCCAATGCCGAAGGGAGCATTTGCTGAGTTCCTGGATTCTGCCGGAAACTTTGCCGGGACAATTCTCAACAGCGCTGGCGGTAAATTGGGGATCGGTTTGCTTGCCGGGGCTGAGGTGCTGGATAGGGTCGGGCAAAATTCAGGCGACCGTGTAAACACTGACGGCGGTGACGTATCTGATTCGCTGAATGACCGTGAAGACCACATGACAGGGAACGGGGCTGGATCATCTATGGTAGTGGAAAGCCCGCCGACCTCAACCATAACAGACGTGGTGCAATAAAGGGATCCTGAGGCATTACAGTAGAGCTGATGCGATACTACTCGGGCTATAAAAACTATCTGGACGGTGACTGGGCCTTTCAAACGGATATCCGTCCTGAACGTCCGGTAATCCAAAAGTATTTTGAGATCAGGAGCGATGGCCTGATCATCGCCAAAGATCGCTACGCCTGGAACAAACCATCCAGGATGCATGGATCAGGCTGACCCAGGTGACTATAGAGTGCCTTGATTTCAGGGAGCTGATTCCGCGGTACGATCGCCCGCACACCGTGTTTTTCCTCGATCCTCCATACTGGTGCATACCTGGATACAAACACGATTTCGAGAGGCAGGACTTCATTGACCTGGCAGGAGTGCTGAAGGATGTCAAGGGCCGCTTCCTGATGACCCTGAACGATACAAAAGAGGTGCGGGAGTTATTCTCCCAATATAATATAGACGAGGTTCCCCTGACCTACTCGATGAGCCTCAAACCCGGCAGCCGAAAACAGACCCGCACCGAGCTTTTAATCAGCAATTAA